ATTGCTTCTATAATGTCACCAATTTTTAAAGCTGGTTCGCTTGTAGCTGCTTATTTTGGCTATGACTATCCAGTCAATATCTCGACTATAAATCAGATGCGTATTGCTCAAACATCTGGTTTTGCTCTTATGAAAGGTCTTGATACTGTTGATCAAATTTCTTGCGATCCTGCAAACCTTGTCTCTTCGGAGCACAATTTTTTCTGTGAGAAAATTGGTCCTGCTCATAATTTTTCGTTGTATAGATTGCGTCCTGCAATTATTTTACATGCAACGTTTAATTCTTCCAACTTACAGAATGGCCTTATTTGGTCATTACCTGTTTTGCCTACTTATATGGCTAACAATAATGGAGTTACAATTTTTACACTCCATCCTGTTGGCAATTACGCTAGTTTTTTCCGTTACTGGCGTGGCTCTATGAAATATATGATTATGTTCACGACAAGTCGTTTTGTTTCGGCCCGAATTCGTATTGAATGGCATCCTAACTTTAGTACAGTTGGACTTACAACATCTAATGACACTGGTGATATAGTGTCTCTTACTGTAGATGTTAATGGTGATACTGATGTTCCGTTCATGGTCCCTTGGCTTAAAGACACACCTTATCTACCAATAGTTGCCCCTGATGTCGCGACCACCGCTGGTGACAATAGTACCAACGGTTGGATTTGTATGACTGTGGTTAATCCCCCAGTCGCAAGTGACACAACCTTTTCTACAACCATCCATTGTATCGTTTGGATGTCTGGTGGAGAGGATTTTGAATGTTCTAGACCCACAGAATTGTTCCCTGGATTTGAATTTAGTCCAGTTGCTAATTTTCCTTTGAAGAAGGAGGATAAGAATAATAATGGTGTTGGTCCATTTAGAAGGCAACGTGGTTTTGATGTTCATGCTCAAATGTCCAAACAAGCCACAACTCAATCGCAATTTATGCAGACTTTTAAGCCTCTTGCTCCCTGTGATCAAACAGTGGTGAAGCATATATTGCAAGGTGAAACAGTTCAAAGTTTTGTTGATTTGTTTCACAGATATACGAAAATTAAGCAAGCTGGTGTCTCTGCACAGTTTGATAAATTTACGTCCAGTGCTTGGGATCTTAATACCAATAACTGGGGACAATGGAACCAAATGCTCTGTTCTTTTCTATTGCATCGCGGTCCTATTCGCTATAAGGTAATCCAAACTGATTCTTTACGAAATGTTCACTCATATATTTCGAATTGGATTTTTAATCCTCTGAATCAATTGGAACAATATAATTACCCACCTGAAAGACTGGGAATGACATTTAATGATCATTCTTTCCGTAACACCAATGAAACAGAGGTGCCTTTCTATGGGATTTATCCATTCATTTGCTTCATGTCTGAGAATGAGCGTTTTGAATGGCCTGGCATGCAATATACTGTCCAAACTTCCGATAATAATTTCTCTCATCAGTATGATGTTTATGCAGCTACTGGAGATACTTATACCATGGGTGTGC